CCTAGTACATACGAACTACCGCCCGGTTTTAGCGACTCACTCCTGCCGCTAGTGCATATGTACTACCGCACCTTAGTATGCTTTGCGAGTCTGTACTATTGACGGTAGTACAACTGGCACAAGGGTGGGGAAGGGTTTTGATAGTACAAAGTTACTACTGGCGGCAGGGAACCTACAGGTGTATTTGAAACAATGTCTACTCTAGCACACGGGGGTAGGGGTTCAATCCTCAGAATCGCTGGAACGCCCGCCCAAAAATGCCAGAGTAAAATACAGACTACTGTGCTAATCTCGGTGTCATGAGCAGTAACAACCCCGAATGGCTTGACTGGTTTGGGATCATCCTCGGATCCGGCCTCCTAACCGCCCTCTTCGCTGGAGCGATAGCCGCCAAATCCGGCCCGATCACCCGAAAAGGAGCCTTCTGCCCCATCGGATACTACAGAACATCTGCATATTGCCTCCCTCTTAAGGCCACAACACCTCCCGCCGTGCCCCGCACCACCAAAAACTGCCCAATAGGCACCTACACTCAAACCGACTACTGTCTTTTTCTGGAACGTGCCAAGTAGCTCCGATTTAAGCCTCCGCCACGCCCAGGGGGAGGTATTTCAGAGCAAAACCCGCTTCCGCGTCTTAGTAGCAGGCCGCCGATTCGGCAAATCCTACCTTTCCTGCATCGAACTGCTCCGCGCAGCCATCGAACGCCCCGGCGAGGTGTACTTTTATTGCGCTCCCACCTACCGAATGGCGAAGGACATCGCCTGGAAAACCCTAAAGTCCCTGGTTCCTCAACCCTGGGTCGCCTCAAAGAACGAATCCGACCTCAAGATCGAACTACGCAACGGCTCCTTAATCGAATTAAAGGGCACCGAAAACGCCATGGCCCTGCGGGGTAGATCTCTCGGCGGAGTAGTGCTCGACGAAGCCGCGTTCATGGACTCCGCCGTCTGGTTCGAGGTGTTGCGACCCGCCCTCGCAGACAAACAAGGTTGGGCATTATTCATCAGTACCCCCGAAGGCACCGCCTCCTGGTTCTATGACCTATGGAATTACGCCGCCGAATCCGGTGGAACGGACTGGGCTCGGTGGAGCTACACAACAATCGAAGGAGGCAACGTCCCACCGGAGGAAGTGGAAGCAGCACGTGGCCAACTTGACCCACGAACATTCCGCCAAGAATTTGAGGCATCCTTCGAGAACCTATCGGGCCTGGTGGCAATCAACTTCAGCGAAGCCAACATCGACAAAACCATCAAAGACATTCCCGACCTAACGCTCTACCTGGGCCTCGACTTCAACGTCGATAACATGTCGTGCGTCTGCGGGGTAAAAGTAGACGACGAACTCCACATTTTCGACGAAATAATGATGGTAAACGCCACCACCTGGGACATGGCGGACGAATTAAACCACCGTTTCGGCCTCACCCGCAAAAAGGACATCTCACCCGACCCCACTGGAGCGGCCCGCAAAACCGCCGGAGTCGGCCTAACGGACCACGCCATCCTACGAAAATCCGGCATCCGGGTATCCAGCCCGCGCTCCCCCTGGAAAATCCGGGACAAAGTGAACTGCGTCAACACGGCAATTTTGGACGGCAACCAAGTCCGCCGCCTAAAAATCCACCCCCGCTGCCGGGAAACGATCAAATCACTCCGCACCTTGGTCTACGACGACAACGGCCTACCCAACAAAAAGCTCGGAGTAGACCACATGTTCGACGCACTCGGATACCTCTGCCTAATGAAGTTCAATCTCAACCGAGGCAGCTACCAAGGCCCCACAAACTTCCGCACCTACTAAACATTTACGCCCCGCACTCGCCCATTAGAATAGGAAAAATAGCTAGGTAGTTGGTGTACCCGTCATACAACCCAGTAAGAGAATCCTGGGCTGGTACGCCTTATAGCAGCACAGGCACAGGCGTCAACAGCCCCTTCACCCGCTCGGGCGCAGTCTGGTCAATGATGGCGGACTGGCAAATAATGAACGCGGTAGTGAGCGGCACCCAATCATTGCGCCAACAATGCGCCACCTACTTACCGCAAGAACCCCGCGAAGACGACGACGCCTACACAACCCGCGTCAAACGTAGCGTCCTATCCCCCTTCACCCTGCGCCTCATTGAGAACGCCGCCGGTCTAGTGCTACGCCGCCCTATCACGGTAAACGGCGACCCTTACTGGCAAGACTTCTCCAAAAACGTCGACGGCCTAGGCTCCTCAATCAACGAATACGCCCGCCGCATCCTCGTCAGCGCCCTCACCTACGGCCACTCTGGAACGCTAGTCGACTTCCCCCCAGGCGAAGGCATCCGCACCCTGGCCGACGAAATCGCCCTGGGACGCCGCCCCTACTTCATCCCAATCCAAGCCCCTAGCATCTGGGGCTGGCGACAAGAGACGAGCCTCCCCAGCTCCCAACTATCCCAGCTCCGCATCCACGAAACCGCTGTAATCCCAGACGGCGACTTTGGCGAAACCCAAGAGGACCGAATGCGCGTCCTATACCCAGGCCGCTACGAACTGTATAACAACGAAGGCGAAGTCGAGACCGGCACCTACAGCCTAAACGAAATCCCCTTTGTACCGTTATACACAAACCGCACCGGAATGCTCTCCAGCATCCCTCCCCTACTTGACATCGCCAACCTTAACATAACACACTATCAACGCCAAGCCGACCTAATCCACGCGCTCCACATCGCAGCCATGCCCATCCTGGTCCTCGAAGGCTGGGACGAAACAGACAACGCAGGCGTCGGCGTCAACTACGCCCTCTCCATGCAAACCGGCAACAAAGCCTACTACGTTGGAGCGGACTCCAGCAGTTTCAACGCCCAACAAACAGAACTATCGTCCTTAGAGGCTCAAATGAGTACATTAGGAGTAACAAAACTCCTCGGCCAAAAGTTCGTTGCAGAATCCGCCGATGCAAAGCGCATCGACCAAGCGCAAGCCAACTCAGTTTTATCAATAATTTCAATGGAAATGGAGTCAGCCCTCCAGATGTGTTACAACATCGCCGCTGTTTACGTCAACAAAACCCCTCCCCAAATCAACCTAGACCGCGACTTCGACTTCTACCGCCTGCTCGGCCAAGACATCTCAGTAATCGACGATTTAGCAGCCCGTGGAGCGATCACAAACCGCACCTTCCTTCAGATACTCAAATCAGGTGAAATTCTTCCTGATATGATCGATTTAGACGCAGAAATGCGTGAAACAGAAGCATTACGCCAACAACGGCAGGAGGAAACCCTTGGCAGTTTGGACACCCGGCCCATGGGATCCGCAAGCGCAGAGCGAAATTCAGGCACCAGAGCAACCAGCACCAGAAACGAAACGCCGCAGGCGTAAACCCCG